AACGCCAAGGCGGCGAGCCGCTTATTGCCACCCGACAAGCACTCATGCTGATTCAGCGATCCGAGAAGTACAAGACGGATGCTGCGTACCGTGAGAAGGTCGGGCGACAGTTGAAGCAGTCGATGGACACGGGTAACTACGACGCGTAGCCTCGACGACCCCAACACCCACAAGGAGCACCATTATGGCTACTGCCAATGTATCACGTCTAGGTCAGCAAAATGCGACCGGCGACGCCAAGGCTATCTTTCTGGAGGAGTTCTCCGGTCTGGTCTTGGAAAAGTATGACACCACGCAGATCACTGACGCTCGTCAGGTGGTCCGCAACATCAAGAGCGGAAGTTCCGCACAGTTCCCCCTGACGTGGAGCACCGTCGCCGCCTCGCATACGCCGGGCGCCGAGATCGTCGGTCAGAACATCAAGCACAACAAGAAGACCATCAACATTGAGGATCTCCTCTACAGTGATGCCTTCGTTGACGTGCTCGACGACGCGATGAACCACTACGAAGTGAAGAGCACGTACGCTCACCAGATCGGTGAGGCACTTGCCAACGCCAAGGACACCAATACGTTCCGGGCGATCTTCACGGGCGCAGCAGCCTCTCACCTCATCGACACCTCTGGTGACAATGATGGTACGGCGTTGCAGTCGGCGAACCTGAGCACCGTAGCCGCGACCCTCAAGGCCGCAGTCTATGATGCCGCGCAGACTCTAGACGAGAAGAACATCCCCGAGTCGGAGCGCTTCGCAGCGGTCCTGCCCTTGGCGTTCTACCTCTTGCTGGAAGACGGCGAGTTCATCGACCGGGACTATGACGGACAGGGAAGCAAGGCGGTTGCACGTATGCCGTTCGCTGCGAACCTGCAAGTTCTGAAGTCCAACAACATCCCCACCGCCAACGACACGGCCAACACGGACGTGCCCTCGGTTCTCCGCGACGACTTCCGCGAGAACATTGGTCTGGTGTGGCACCGAAGCGCGATCGCCACTGTCAAGCTGCTCGACCTCTCGACTGAGATTGGTTGGGATATGCGTCGGCAGGGTACGTTGCTCATCGGCAAGTATGCTATCGGCCAGGATTATCTCCGACCGGAAGCGTGCATTTCCCTTGAGGACACTGACCTCGTGTAGCACCTTGGCCCCCTAGGCAAACCGAGCGGTCCCGTAACCGCTCACCTAGGGGGCCTCCCCCTTTCCTTGAGGTACATCATGTCTGTCACGCCCACCCAGACCACAGAACTTTCCGCGATCAACTCGATGCTGCAAAGTATTGGCGAGCGTCCTCTACAGAACCTCTCCAGCACGCAGCGCCTCGACGTGCATCGCGCTACCTCGGCCCTCAACGAAACGAACGTGATCGTCCAGACTCGCGGTTGGTGGTTCAACAACGAGGTGAAGGTACTCATCACACCTAATGGTGACGGCGAGTACATGATCGACGCCGACGTGGTGAAGGTCGATCCCTACTACTCCTCGGTGTGGAACTTTGTCCAGCGCGGGCGCCTCCTGTGGGACACGGTTGCGCACACCTTCACCGACAACACCGCAGACCTCTACGTCAACCAAGTCAGGATCATCACGTTTGATGACTGCCCCGAGACTTTCAAGGCATACACTCGCACGGTGGGCTCGCCCACTCTCTTCGAGTTCACGGAGAAGGACACCAACGAGGCCTACCTCTTCCTCCAGCAGGAAGAGATGGACAACGAGGACATCAACTTGACCTACGCGCCCGGAACCCGCGACGCAGTCTACGACCGATAGGAGAGAGTATGGCCCGCTCCGCGACCCGCAGTATTGGTGACCTCGTATCACGGACCATCTCCTCAATCGTGAACGGTGTCAGCCAGCAGCCGCCCACGCTGCGCCTCCCCTCGCAGGGAGAGGACCAAGTCAACATGATCTCGACCGTCACGGACGGCGTCGAGAGGCGCCCCGGCTCGGACTTCCAGTTCACCCTCCACTCCTCGGCGCTGCACGCCAAGGGGCACAAGTTTCATATGCGCTCGCGGAACGGCATCCAGCAGCACGTCGTCCTCCTCGAAGACGGCGACTGCCGGGTATGGAACACGACCACCGGCATCGAGGCAGTGGTAACCGTGTCGGCAGGAGCCGCCACCTACCTAGGCCTGTCCGCTTCCGGCCTCGCACGCGACGACTTCGCCATCCTCTCCGTAGCCGACTACTCCTTCATCGTGAACAAGGAGGTCACGGTCGCCAAGAGCGCCACGATCTCCCCCGCCGCGCGCCCCAACGAGTTCATGGTCTACGCCTTCGAGACTACGGTTTCGAGCGGCACGAAGATGACCACCACCATCGGCTCGAATGAGGTGGAAATCGACAACTTCAACGTCGTGGGTAGCGGCACCGCGTACCCCGGCGAGCTCGTTCGCACCCTACTGGGTGAGGGCGTTGGTGATCCTTACCCCACCGCGCCCTACACAAACTGGACTTTCAGCATCCCGTCCGAGAGCAAGAACGTCTTTTACGGTTTGCAGACCGGCAGCACCGGCAGCCCCGAAACCGTCTACCCCCTCACTTGGGAGTACTCGGACGAAACCTACAGCTTCATCTACAAGCAGGCGCAAAAGTTCTCCGACCTCCCGCCCCGTGGCATCGTTGACTTCGTGGTCGAGATCACGGGTGAGGATGGTAACGAGGACAACAACTACTACGTGAAGTTCGACGACTCGACTGGCGCGTGGGTGGAAACCGTGCAGCACGGGATCGCCAACAGCCTCGACGCCACGACCATGCCCCACGTGCTCATCCAAGACAGCATCGGCCTCGGCGCTGGTGGAGCGGACGAGTTCACGCTGGACGTACAGGCGTGGGACGCACGCAGCGCAGGCAACGCAACCACAGCTCCCGACCCCTCCTTCGTGGGTTACGAGCTTTCCGACGTGATCTTTCACAAGAACCGCCTCGGCTTCACCGCAGAGGAGAGCATCGTCCTCTCTGAGACTGGCGAGTTCTTCAACTTCTACCCGACCACCGTGGCAACGCTGATAGACTCGGACCCGATCTACGCGGCCAACACAAACAACCGCATCTCGATCATCGACTACGCGCTCCCTTTCTTCGGTAAGCTGTTCCTCTTCTCAGGACACGCTGGCATCCAGAATGTGCTGGACCAAGCGAAGGGCGGTGGCTCTGGCGTAGGCCTCACGAGCGTGTCCGCTGAAGTAGTGGAAGCCTCGGCTTTCGCCGCCTCCCCGAAGTGCCGCCCCGTGAGTACAGGGCAGGCAGCGTACTTCGTGGTGGACAAGGGCGAAGCCTCGGCGATGATGGAATACACGGTCAAGGACAACGTGGCAGACGCGCAGGACATCTCCTCGCACGTGCCCACCTACCTCCCCGCCAACATCTTCTCAATCTCGGCCAGCTCGAAGGAAAACATGATCGTGCTGGTGAGCACGGACACCCCCTACGAACTCTTCACCTACGGCTTCCTGTTCGACGACGGGCAGCGCCTCCAGTCAGCATGGTCCAAGTGGACCTTCGACGATGACAACACCATCCTCGGCGCCGAGTGGGTTGGCGAGAAGCTCTACATCGTCTTCAATCGGACGGACGGGACGCACCTCGAAATCATGGACTTTGGCAAGCTGGTGCAGGGCGGGCTCGCCCACAACTGTCACCTCGACTGCAAGGAAGAGGTGCAGGGCGTCTACTCTGCCGACACCCTCCTGTCCACGTTCACGATGGGGCACGCTGTTGACCCGGCAGCCTACGACGACTACGTAGGCATCGCAACCGGCGCAAGCCACGGCGACGACCTCGGGCGTGTGCTCGAACTGACGTTCGTGACCGCCACCGAAACCTTCACGACCCCCGGCGATTTTGACGCCGACACGGTCACCATCGGCAAGCGCTTCGACCACACCTACGAGTTCTCTACCCCGATCATTGAGGAGTCTTCCCCGGACGGCAAGGGCGTCGTGCCCGTCACCCAAGGCCGACTCCAGATCAATCGGTGGAAGCTGCTCACCAAGAATAGCGGAGGCTTCGGCGCCAAGGTACTCTCCTCGGAGATCCCTGTCGGCGACACCCTCATCACAGAAGACGCCTACATCTACGAGTATCCCGACAAATACACGAACCAAGGCGTCGTGGATGTCATGCACCCCCCTGAGGACTCTGAGTTCCTCTTCGATGTCGGAATGGAGAACAAGTATGCCCGAATCATCGTCTTCGGAAACAGCCACCTCCCCTGTATCATCGTCGGCGCCGGGTGGGAAGGTATTTACTCTCGTCGATCCACGCGTATCTAACCCTCGTGGTCA